GCGGCTTCACCACCCGCTGGTCCCGCGCTGCCCACCGAAGATTTTAGCGCGGAACTGTGTCTGGCCACCCATTCTCGCGGGTGCAGCCGGCAAAGGCACGCCCTCTACTCATACAGACCTGCTCACAGAGGGTGAGATAGCAGATCTAGCTTAGAAGCCGCGACGCGCGCAGACCTCCCCTTTGCGGGATAGCTTTTTGTGTCGCTAAGCTGGTTACACCGCCGTGCACAAGGTGTTTCCACCAGATGCCGATAGACGGGGCTAAAGACACTTCCCCCCGGACCGAGGGGGAAGCCGCTCCGCACCCGGACAGTTACCGGGCCGCCGGCTATTAACCGACTCGGACTACACCGCCAGGAGGGCCATGTTGGTCCTTGACTGGGGCAGACGATGCGACGAAGCGCACACCCGAGGCCCCAGCCTGGGGGAAGTAGACGCCGTCGAGGGGTAAGGAGACCCCAGCGGCTTTGGGCTAAAAGCGGGCATACCAACTGGACTCCAGCAGTCCAGGTTCAGCCTCCAAGGCAGCGCTATAGGCAGGATACTCAGTGACCGAAGATGCCAGACCGAACCCTGGCACCAACTGAGACTCCATCAAACGTTGGTCAGACACGCAAAGACCAAACGCGCGCTCGAAGCTTAATCTCGCATCCAGCGAGACAGGTATAGCATCTCCCTCCACGGCAAGCCAAGCACCCATCACAAAATAATGGGCCAGTGAACCCTCGTGCACTGGTTTGCCTTCAAGCCCAATGTAGCGGAGCATGTTGAGAGCCATCTCCTGCAGAACAGGGACACCACGTGCCAAAGACAACTCGCACCTGGAAACGTCGCGGAGCCAGCGACGACCAAAGAGAGGTTCCGAGAGCCAACGGTGAGAGGCCGCAAACCCAGAAAGAACCTTCCTCCAATCCCTGACCATGGTCCAACCAAGACCAGGACCAAGGTACACAGGTGCCGACTGTCCGAACCGAACAGCCTCCAACACGGACACAGGGGAATCGAGTATCAGCTCCTGCCCACACTGACTGAGAACCCTAGAGGAGAAGTCGGGGTAAACCCGGGCAACATCCGCGCCTGCCAGGAACACAAGCGCGTTATCACCGTCCACCAAGATGTCGTAAGGGACATCATCGGGGATCCCGGAAGCCGCGGACGCCAACATGATCAACGAATTGCCCATGCCCGTGTTAAAATCGCCGCTAGCCCGCCCACCGGGACGAGAAAACTTCCAACCTCCAGGGGTCCTACCAATCAGCGACAATTGATAGGACAGCACGCCCGCCAGAGAACGGCAACGCCCATAGGCCGCCCCGTACACAGCGTGCTCCTCAGTCAGTTGAGTGGAGCTGACATGAGCCTCGAAACCCTTGCCGTCAGCCTCAAACACTACACAGCCCTCGAAAGCGCTAAACTTGCGGGCGATGAGGTTCGCCCTAGCGCGTGGAGAGAGCCCCTTAGCAACGACTCTGGTGGAACCAAACTTGGCTAGGTGCGCCCCCAACCAAG